GCTGGCTTATGGATAATCGCCCAAAGGTCAGGGTGATCTTTCTCCATCCTATTTAATAGAGTATGCCAAGACCCTAAAATTCTATTAATCTCTCTCAGAGTACTTGCTCTAGGACGATCCGGCATTCTATCATATTCTCTGGGAGAAGGGATAAAGCCCTTCTCTGCAAAAAACATAGACAAATCTTGAACTAATCTTTTTTGTTGTCCACTACGAATTGCCATCTTTTCTCTTTCTCCTAGTATTACTCTTCAGACCCTTCTGTAGGCCTTCCACCCTCACTGGGGTCAACTGCACTTCCTGCAATATTCGCAGGAATTCTAAGCTCATCAAAACCTTCTACAGGTTCAAAACCTAAGTTCTCTCTTGCTTCGTTGGGAGAGATAAGACCGCCATTTACCAAAGAAGTGTAGTACTGAGATTGGTCTCTTAGTTCCGGCTGTAGAGCAGGAATATGTTTTATATCTTCTTCAATGCTATAGCCAAAGAAACGACTCATTGCAAAATTTACTTTACGAACTATTGGAATAACTGTTTCCAAGTAGTAAAGACGCATATTAGGTCTTATATTTGCATTGTTACCGCTATCGAGTAATATGGGTGGTACGCCAATAGCCTTAAGTATAACTTTCTCATTCTCTGCGATAGCATCCTGAAAATCCAAGTCTCTAAAACTTACATTGGAAATCTGGTCTACTTCTACTCCTCCGTCCAAAATAAGAGGACGTCGTCCTCCTGCGTCTGGTCTGTAGCGAGCGATCCAAGATTGAATCATTCGCTCTTTAATCTTTTCTGACAAAGTATTCGGGCTTTTCAAAACAAGACCCGGTACTGCTCCATTCTTAAAAAAGTTATCCTGAAACTGTCTCATATTTGACATTAGCTGCATTGTTCGAATAGCGGGCTTCAGTCTAGAAACTCCTCGGTACATATCATGAAAGGAGTTTTCTTTAATATGAATTATCTCTGATGGAGAATAATCTACGTCGTTATACGTGTACCTGTCTACATAAGTTTTCGAGTCAATATGAATCGTTACTTTATCCGCAGGCACATGATAAAGATGTGCACCATCATAGTAGATAAAAACATTTCCATCCAGTATATAATCGGTAAGCAAGTTTCGCTTAAAAGAGTTAATATCCTGAAAGAAATTAGGCTCTTCATTTATGAGCCTGTCTACCTTTGCTCTTTTTAACCCCTTGATTACTCCTGGGGAGACAGAGGGAAGAACTGTTGCAGGAATCTCGGCGCAGTCATCAACAACCATATTTACGGCGCGATTAACTATTTCGAGAGTCTCGTAGTACTGTTCGTAACTTTGAGTGTATTCTCTAGAAGTCTGAGAACTACCCCCGAAGTACTGCTGAATAGGATTTAGCTTTTCCAAGTCCTCTTCGGCCTGGGCTTTTCGATCAATCCCTAAGAGTGTATCATACCATGCCATGCTTCTCTCTTTGAATCTCAACCCACCTCTCTTGCTTTTTAGCAGTGCTAAGAGGAGGGTTTCTGCCATAAATCTTATGGAGCTTTAAATGGTGCTCATGGCATAAGGTTACTGTATGATCGTAAAGCTCTGCCCAGTGTTGTTCAATAAAGTCCTCTCTAAATGACAATATGTTTTCTGGGAGGAGCTTGTTTGTTTTTACGTAGCTATGAACGAGTGGACTGAGAGTATGAAAATGGTGGAAGTCTAACTGGTGCGTTGATCCACAAATGTAACACTCTGTTCCCTTTTCATACTTATTCTTTGCTTTGTCCCTTATATATTTTATTATATCTCTTTTCAGGTCCATTTTCTATTCACAAATTATATCCTGTCTAAGGTATGAAGTCAAACACTATTTTTCACATGTCTTGCTAAAAGCCTGTCGAGGAGGTTTCAAATGAATACAAAGCATAGCGAAGTGCATCGGCCATATGAGATGCTCTATTGTGCTTCGGTTTCTCTTTTAGTAGGTTGGGGTTTGGATCCCATTGGTATTGATCCAAAGAAGCTAAGCACTCTACACAGGTTTGGTCTATTAGTAAATTATTATTATCTACTATTCCTTCAACATGTGCGATGCCGTCTAGCAGTGATTTCTTTGCATTGACTGTAGAGATGTCATAGTTCTGAGCAAAATCAAAACGAGTTTGCTGAGCAGCACTATCAATGTAGATATAATCAATATCCCACTTTGTAATCATTGCTTGAATCTCCGAAGCATGGTGCTCTGTAGTTTGCTCTGCATCCATATATTCGTCCAGGACGTAATACTTTTTTTCATCCCAATCGTAAGCAATTACACAAAAAGCAGTAGGATCTCTATAACCCACATCAAGCCCTGCGAAGACATCCATATTACGCGTTTGCATATTTTTGAAGGAGCCTGTGCAGTTCTCATAATCGAAGGTCCAAACTTGGCCTTCGTAAGTATTGAAGTCTGCTTCGTACTCTTGTCGAAACTCTGCGTCTGACATAGACTTGCGAGCTTCTTCGATGTCTGTAGGAGACATGCGAGGATTGTCTTTGTAAGTAGCTTTTATGCTCAGCCACTCAGGAAACTCCTCGCTATGCCCTCTTTCATAGAACTCTGCGAACCAATTATTCTTTCCACGAGGAGTAGAAATAAAAATTGCTTTAGAATTTTCTTTATCCAAGGTCGGACGAAGTGCTACATTAAAAGCATCCTTTCCATCTGCGAGCGCCGCCTCATCAAAAATAATTAGATCGTATGACCTACCTACGCAAGAGTCCACTTGATTAACGGAGCCCATGCGAACAGTAGAGCCATTGGATAGCTCTATTACTTTATCTTTTGCGTTGTCTCGTACAATCTCTAAGTCGAAATGCTTTATAAGATTTCTTTGCAAATCGAAAGAGATTTGGGAAAGAGCATAGTTTGGAGACATAATCAAGATATTAGAATTAGGAACAAGGGATACCAGTTGCCCAATAATATTAGCTATGTATGTCTTTCCTTGCCTACGCGAAATGGCTGCATTTATAAAACGATATTTTGGATTGTTTATCGCGTTTATAATTGCTACCTGAGAGGGAAGCGGGACAATACCTAGTAGATCAAGATAAGGCTCAACAGGCAGCTTTAAAAACCTGTGCTCCTTATTGTATTCTAGGAGATAGTCTGGAAGTACATCCAGCCTGCTTACCTCTACAGCCATTAATCTTGCTCCATCGACCCCGTTTTACTGTACTTACGACAAAGTTCAAGTTCTGAAAGACTCTCGTCTTCTTCATCTACACCATGTCGTAAACTTCTTTTCTCCGAAGAAGCAGTTAGTTGTTCTTCGGTTTGAGTCTCTGCGATTGTATTCATGATTTATTTTTCCCTGACCAGGCTGCGGCTCCAAAAAAGGCTGCTACTAGAGCGGAGATTGCTACAAAATATGTAGGAGCAATATCTCCGATAATATTAGCAGCTTTTTCTAGCCCAAATAAAGAAGTAAGAAAGATACCAAAAGGATACAGTAACATCCCGAACAAAGCAAACCAAGCCATCCTGCGCTGGGCGTCTCGTTGAGCATCCTGATCCTCTAGTTCTTTCCGCTTGTACTCTAAATGAAGAGCCAGCTCATCCTTCGATACATGTCCGTCGGAATTAGAGTCAGCACCTTCTAGAGCGTCTTTGTCTACAGTTAAAGTCTTATCTTCACTCATTACCACTTAACCTTGTTTGCCCAGTAAGCAGCGGACATCTTACCTTTTGCAATGTTTTTTGCATGTCGCGCTTTAAACGAAGCTCTCTTCTTTTTCATAGCTTCGCTCTCGCCCTTTTTAGGCTTACCCGCAGTTTTTGCACCTTGCTGACCAAAACGAATAGTCTTAATCTTAGAACCTACCTTTGCCACTACAATGTGCGACTTCTTTGGGTGCCCAGGAGTTCTTTTCGGCTTATTATAACCAGAAACTCCCGCTCGTTTCAAGCGGGGGTCTCTTTTTCGTTTTGTAGCCATATTACGACTCCTTGCAGCAATCACACCCACAATCGCAGGGAGTGATAGAGCAATCGCAGTCGTCACAGTGCTTATTGTTTTTCTCTGAACGTTCCTTCTTAGGATCATATGTACCTGTTGACATTACTTAGTCCCCATGCGATATTTTCCGCCTTTGGCTTTATAAGTTCTTACAAGCCATGCATTTGCGTAAGCTGAAGGATAGACTGCAAACTTTCTCTTGGTCTGTGCCTTTACTCTCGCATAAAGTTTTTTGTTAGTAGGAATTGGTTTTTTCTTAGCTGTCTTTCTCTTAGCGCTTCTTTTTCTTGCTGCCACGTTTCTTTCTCTTTGCAAACGTACTTACATACGTTGGCTTGCCTCCAGGGTTACCGGCGGCTCTTTTACGACGAATAGCAGACTTACGTTGAGCGGGAGTCATGCGGGCTGCTTTTGCAGCAGGAACACATTTAGGATACTTCTTTTTTCCTGATTTAGTTCTTCCGCACTTTTCAAAACCTCCTCCCTTTTTGGGACGAGAGATGTCTACCCACTTTTCTTCAAACCACTTAGTAAGTCCTCCCGAGGATTTTGCCATTTTAGTCTCCGCTTCGCAGAACCTTACCGGCACGAGTGCCTGTCAGCTCACCATCCAGCAGACTAACTTCACCATTAACGATGGTCGCCTTGAAGCCTTTGGCCTTTTGAATAAAGCGAGGTGCGCCACCTGGGAAGTCATTGACTAGTTCCGGTTGGAGTTCGGCAACTTCATCGAAGTCAAAGACGTTGATATCAGCACGCATGCCTTCCTGGACCAAGCCTCGATCATCAAGACCTACAACACGGGCAGGTTCAGAAGTCATCTTCTTAATTACTTTGCCCACACTATAGAAACCAGTTTCACGACACCAGTGAGACAACATGAAAGAAGACCAGCCTGCGTCCATGATCTGTGAAACGTGAGCGCCTGCATCACCCAGACCTGGGATTAGGTGGTCGCTCTTGAACAGATCCGCCTGTCCTTTATAGCTTGCAGAAAACATACGAAAGTTAAATAGTCCACGACCATTGCTTTCGCGAGAGAGCCGTAAGAATGTCTCTGCCCAGTGCTCACCAGCTTCTTGAGCCATCTCTTTTAGAGAAACTTCATTCGTATATGCCGGAGTCTCTTCTGTACCTAGATAGTATACACGACCGATAGGCAGCTGAGAAGCTTCAGGTAACCGAGCCTCTTCAATGAGCTTGGCCACGGTTTCGAAGTCATTGATTGCTTCGACGCGCTCGTCCAGGGTCAGC